TGAATTCGTTGGACGACGTATTTTCAAAGAATATCTTGGAATTGACCTATTTCCTAATGAAGCAAATGAGCTTCGTAAAGATATCCAACGAGCTGAAGAAATGTTACTTGAAATTTCGAATCATATGACCCTCAAGCCAAATGATAAAGAACGTGCTCGTACATACTTGGAGGTTATACAAAAAGATTTTGCTTCGATTGAAACCCGTGTTAATGATATTAATAAATCACAGTTTACTTCTGCATTCATGTCTTTTAGGAGACAATACATGCAATTGTATCAGCGCTTGGATGCTAGTGTCAAGACCAAAACATCTCGTACTCACCCGGTTGCAAGTTTGCATCTCGGTATGACCGGCAGTGGTAAAACATCTGCTGGATGGTGGTTAACAAGGTTGCTTATGGACCCAGAAGACCCCGTACGAACTGATGACAACATTTACTATCGCAACCGCCAAGCAGCTTTTTGGGATGGTTATGCGCAACAGAAGGTTGTTATTTTTGATGAACTTTTCCAAAGTAAAGATCAAACCAGAATTGGATTAGAATCAGAAGAGATTTTTGGAATGCTCAATAATGCCAGATACAATCTTAATATGGCAGCTTTGGAACGCAAAGCAGATACAGCTTTTACATCGAGATACGTTTTCTTTACTTCTAATTTTGCCGACCCTGAAATTATCAAGCTCAAACCACGAATTCCCAATTACCTCAACTTGCCCCCAGATGTTGCTAAACAAGTCACTTCAATTGATGCATTAGGTTCTCGTTTCAGAGATCAAGTTTACATGGTACAACGAAAAGTTGGTTCTACCAGCAAACGCATGGATACTTTTGATTCCAACGACATCAATCATCCCGAACTCAAGGAAGCTTTGATGGATTGGGAATTTTTCCGCTACAGATATGAACCCAAAACAGAAACAGGTGGACCTAATGTTTCCGGACAATTCCGACTTTTTGTTGACAGTACTGGTAGACCCATTAAGTATGATATTTTTGAAGTTGCCAGTTTGTTACGCCAAGCTAATGAAATGTATGAAAAATCTGATATTGCTGAACTTACATCACGAGTTGAATTAGACAAGTTGTGTCCCCCCCATTGCTCAGTCATTGGTGGAGTTATTCGTGTTAATCGTGAAGAATTTGTGTCACAAGCCGGAGGAACTGAAGAAGAAGCTAAAGAAGAAGAAAGACTTGATGAAAATATTCGAGAACAAACTGTTGTAGAAGATGGAGATTTACTACACCAGTTGTTCCCTTATGTTTGGAAGAAACGTGAAGAAAATGGCGAAGAGAAAGAAGTTGTTGAGACTACACCCGTTATTATTGCATTTATTACAGATGGAACAGGAAAAGAAATTTATGAGTTACTTACGCCTGAAGAATTTACCTGTTACAACAAGCAAGCTATGCATAGAATGTTGTATGTAGATGCAAAGAGCC